ATTGGCATCATCCCCAAGAATAAGGCTGGCAACAGACTTGCTGGCATGGATGGGCTTGTGGTCGTTGCTGGGCTTGACCCCGCCATGGCTGGGCATACCGCTGCTGTGTGTATTGGTGTGGATGTTTCTACTCAAAAGAGATATGTGTTGGATGTGTCTAACAAACAAGGCATGAAGCCTGATGAGATAAGAGAATTGATTAAAGACTGGACAGATAAATATTCAGTTTCTGAGTGGCGTGTTGAAAAAAATGCTTTTCAAGCAATGTTAACTCAGGACCGTGAGGTACGAGAATACCTACAAGCGAGGGGTGCGATACTAAAGGAACACCATACTGGAAACAATAAATGGGATACAGACTTCGGTGTCGCATCCCTTACTACATTGTTTCATGGTTGGGATGAAGGATTAAACCTTATTGAGTTCCCCTCAACGCATCAATCCGAAGGATTAAAGGCTCTTATTGAACAACTGATTACTTGGTACCCAGAGGCACCACGAAGTCAAAAGACAGACTGTGTTATGGCATTTTGGTTTACCGAACTTGCTGTGCGAGATAGAGTTTCAACTGCAAGCAACTTTGCTCGCAATCATAGTTATACAAATATGTTTCAGACAAGATACGACAAAAGCCAACAGTTCACTGTTAATTTAAGTGACTATGCATACAACTAAGATAGGAGGTGAACATGGCACTTTCCATAGATGAGATTAAGAACTACTACGACAGATACCGCCGTATGTACGATGACCGCGACCAACGCATGAATCAAGTTCTCCAAGTTCGTCAAGGCAAGATGCGTGATGTTTACCCAGACCTTTTTCCCGATGGTCCTTTTGAGAATCCTATCGTGGCTAATATGGTGGATATTGCTGCTCGTGACATTGCAGAAGTTATTGCACCTCTACCATCATTTGGATGTACTTCTACATCTATGGTTTCAGAGGCAGCCCGTAAGAAGGCTGATAAGCGTGGCGAAATTGTCAACGGTATTGTTAACTTTTCAGACTTACAATCACAAATGTTTAATGCTGCAGACCGTTATGTAACCTACGGATTTGTACCTGCACAGGTTGAAATTGATATTGACGAGAATATGCCTCGCATTAAGTTCTTTGATGCACTAGGAAGTTACCCAGTTATTGACCGCTATGGTCGTGTAACTATGTTCTTCCAGCGCATGATGAAACCAACAGAAGAACTAATGGCTAAGTATCCAGAAATAGCACATTTAATTTACGACAAGAACAACACAACAACAGTATCTGAGATTGTTCGTTTTCATGATAAGGACCAAGATGTTTTATTCATGCCACAGAAAAACAATCTTGTATTAGACCGTGCACCTAACCCAATGGGTGAGTGCTTAATTCGTGTTGTACAACGACCTTCATTAGATGACCAATCTCGTGGTCAGTTTGATGATGTACTTGCTATTCAAGTTGCTAAAGCACGCTATGCGTTACTTTCCCTTGAAGCAGCAACTAAATCAGTTCAGGCACCGATTGCGATGCCTTTGGATAGTCAGGAGTTAGCCCTTGGACCTGATGCAATTATGCGCTCCAGTAAGCCTAATGAGATTCGCCGAGTCCCACTTGAACTTCCTAGCAATGTGTTCGCACAGTCACAGGTTCTTGAGCAAGAACTCCGTCTAGGTAGCCGTTTTCCAGATGCCCGAACAGGTAATATTGATGCTTCAATCATTACTGGTCAGGGTGTTAAGGCTCTTATGGGTGGTTTTGATACACAAATCAAGACAGCACATGCAATGTTTGCCCGTACATTTACAGAATTGTTAGCGTTAGCGCTACGAGTAGATGAAAAAATCTTTGGCAAAATGGAAAAAGAACTAAAAGGTGTTTACAATGGCACCCCTTACAACATTAAATACAAGCCAGCCCGTGACATTGATGGTGATTACACCGTTGATGTGCAATATGGCTTGATGGCAGGACTTGACCCTAACCGTGCACTGGTCTTTGGACTACAAGCACGAGGTGACAAGTTGATTTCTCGTGACTTCCTACGCCGTCAAATGCCTTTCTCCTTTAATGCAACACAAGAAGAAGAAAAGGTTGAAACAGAAGAACTGCGTGATGCTATGAAACAAGCGATTGCTTCATACGCACAGGCAATTCCAGCCCTTGCAAGTCAAGGACAAGACCCATCCGACATCCTACGCAAACTTTCGTATGTAATCAGTGCTCGCCAAAAAGGAACTGCTATTGAAATAGCAATCCAAGAGGCGTTCCAACCGCAGAATCCCGCACCTGCTGCAGCCCCAGGCTCAGTAAGTCCCGAATCTATGGGCATGCCAAGTGAGAGCGCAGCAGGTGGCGGGCAACTTCCAATGGGCTTAGGCGAAACTGGTCGTATGCAGGGTATTGCTCCTGGACAAATTGCTCCAGGTGGTCGCCCAGATGTTTCTTCACTTCTCGCTGGTTTAAACAACCGAGGCGAAGCAAACCTACAAGCAACAGTCGCACGGCGACAACCTATCTAAAGGGGGGAGGGTAACCATGGCAAACACAAGCACAGCAAAGTATCCAAACAACCAACCTGGCAAAGCATCAAAGCCTGCTAATCAGGGTGGCGCTGGAAAGGCAAATGTTCAACAGCCTACAAACGCTGGTATGCCTAAGGCTTCAAAGCCTAGCGCATCAACAACAATGTTAACAAAGGCACCTAAGGGCACAAGAGGCTCAAAGTAAGTATTAAACCTGAGTAAGTTTAAAAACTGCTCACTACTTTTAAATACTGACCTTAATTGGAAAGGAGATGCACATGGCATCAGGAGGCAATCGCCCAACTGCACCGCAGAATAACTATTCTGTTTCAGCAACAGGTGGCAGTGGTAATGGCGGAACACAAGCAGCGCAAGCAATGACTGGTGGGGCTTATGGCGAAAATCAAGCCATGCAAGAACTACAGACATCTGCTCCAATGAACGCTTCTCCAACCTTTGCAGCAACTCCTTCAATGGGTCGCCCACAATCGGCACCAACTGGACAGCAAATTGTTCCATTAGATGCACCAACACAACGCCCTGATGAACCAGTTACTACTGGTGTTGATACAGGTCCTGGTGCTGGTAGCGAAGTTATGTATGCAAAAGACCAGACTCTGGCAACAGAGGACCGTCAACGCATGATTACTGCATTGCCAACGCTTTCAATTCTTGCAGAGTCACCTTCCGCTTCTAACGCTTTCCGCAATTATGTTCGTTATTTGCGGAGCGTTCTTTAATGACATTTACTTTTAACCTTGGTAATTTTTCTAGTAATAAATTAAAATCACTTAGTAATGAACTTGGTTGGACTGCACTAGGACATGATATTGCATCTGTTGCAGGTAATGATAAATCATGGACAGGTGATGCATTTCAAATAGCAGGAGATGTATTTAAAGGTGCCCTTGCTGGCACTACTTATGTACCCCGTAAGGCTTTAGGTGCGGCATTTAATGATGTTATTCTTCCAGTTGCACGCACTTCTTACAATGTCGGTGGCAAGTATGTTCGTCAACCTTTATCTGCGGGATTAGTTGGTTTAGCATCTGGTGATTGGCAACAGGCTTGGGCACAGCGTGGAGATATTTCTGCTGGTCAGGCTACTGCATATTTGCAGTCACGCTTTGACCCAACTAAGTCAGAACTTCGTGGTGATTTTAATATCTTTGACCCAAAAGACCGTAGAGTTTTTGATACAAACTGGGAATACCGCACGCTTTCAGGTGCATACGATACTTTTTTTACAACAGTAACCGACCCACTAGGTAAGGTTGGTAAGGCTGCTGCTCTTGCTCGTAAGGCTATGGTTTTGCAACCACTTGGTGCTACCGATGCAGGTTTAGCGCAATTAAGTAAAGATTTTTTAATACCAAAGAGCACACGCAATGTAACTATTCTTTCACCACAGACACTTGCTACAAAGATTAACGAGGGTCGTACAGCAGAAGGTGGTCTTTACAATACTTTAGATGCAATTTCTAAAGCACCATCTCGCCTTTGGATTCGTAATCATCCAATGATTAACGCATCAAATGATGCTGATACTCTGTCTTATTTGCTTTATGAGGTTCGTGGTTCTGTAGATGATGCAGCAGATACTTTCCTTGCCACTGGTCTTAAAGATACAGAAGCAATGGCTCGTCTTGTTGCAAAGCGCAAGGACTTGGCTTTTGTCTTTGATAAGTTAAAGCCAGTATCTGAACTTGATAAGCAAGTTATGGATAACATCCCAACCAACGGTATTGTTGAAGATGTTAATGTTCTTGATGCAGCATCAGCGCATGTTGAGCGTGCAATGAACGACCCTTATATTAAGTACCTAACAGATTTAACAAACAAAGGTGCTGACTTATCTAAGCGCACATTTGGTAATGCTGCAGCACAACGAAGCGCACTTCGTGTTGCTGAACGCCAAACAGCCCGTGCTCTTGGTGAAACAGCAGGTCCAACAGCCTATCCAACATTTGGTATTTTTCAACCAACCAAATAT